GGATACGGATATGCTTGTATTAGGAAGAAGACCTAATGCTGATGATAGCATTTTTAACACACCTAAGATGCATAATGAACTCATCTCTATAAAAGATCTTAGAGCTCAATTTGATACAGGAGAAGTAACAGGAAGTGGTACTACAGGCTTCTTACCAGTATATAAAGATGGAGCAAACAGTGTAATTGGTGATAGTCAACTAAGAGAAGGACAACTTGGTAATGGTTTATACCAAATGAGATTTGAAAATGCAGATAGATTTATTATAAATAAACCTAGTTCTGTTTTAGGTGGAGATCCTGAGTACTTAGTACAACAGGATGGTCAATATAAATCAAGTTTTGGATGGGATGATGATGGTGGTGGATTTGCATTCTTATATAATTACACTGGTCAAGGAATAAAATTAGGAGCAGCAGGTAATAACCCTATGCTTGAAATTAAGACTACTGAAGGAGCAAAAGAAATAGATCTACATGAATCTATAAAGTTTGTAGATTATGGATCTGGTAGCAAAACTGGTACAGCTACCTATAATCTATCAGTAGATTCATCAGGAAAAGTTATAGAAACAGCTATTAGTGGTGGTGGAACTTTGAATACTGAAGGCTTTATGGCAACAACAGGATCAGTTGATTTAGCTACTCAAGCCTTAAAGTTCATAGGCAAAGATGGTATTGATGTATATGTTGGACAAAATAATGCTAATGAAGTAGAAATTGAAGCGGCTGCATTAGTCCCCTTAGATGGTAGCAGAAGTATGAATGGTGGGTATACTCCTAGTAATGCACAAGACGTTGCAACCAAAGCATACGTTGATTCTCAAAGTGGTGGAATATCTCAAACAACAGGTACCATTACACCTTCAGTATCTGCAGGAATATCTGGTATTAATTATAATCATCAATTTGGATATTGGACTAGAACTGGTAATATGGTAGATGTATATCTAAGTGTAAGTATAGGATCTTTTACAAAGACTGATGTAACCCAAAAATTAGTTATTAAGGATGCATTTCCTTATGATATACATATTCAAAGACAATTTTTTAATGGTGATTTACTGTCATATGTAAATATTAGTGATTCAGGAACTGCTATTCCAGCATTATACATAGCAAATCCTGATGTAAGTGGATCAGCTGCTTATGATATTCAGTTTATACGTTCTGCAAACTATACACTTACAACTACAAATAAAATCACAACAAATGAAATGTCCACTGGAAGTTTTGCAGTTGAATTAAGTTTTAGATATAGATGTACAGATTCAACAACATTAAGAACAGGTGCACAAATTGACTCTTAAAATTATTTGATATGGCAAAAAAGAAAGATCCAAAATTAGTAAGAGCAGGTGTATCAGGTTATAATAAGCCTAAACGCACACCCAATCATCCAAAAAAGTCACATGTTGTTGTAGCTAAAGTAGGTGATAAAACTAAATTAATTAGATTTGGTCAGCAGGGTGTTAAAGGAGCTGGTAAAAATCCTAAGTCAGCTAAAGACAAAGCAAGAAGGAAATCATATTATGCAAGGCATAATGCACAAGATGCAAAACCATCTAAGTTATCAGCTAGATACTGGTCACACAAGGTAAAATGGTAGGGTATGACAGAGGCAGCAATAAAGAAACTAGGTTTTCAGAAAGTCAAAACTGAAGATGATCTCTATTACTATAGCTATAGCATAGCTGGTATGGACTTTTTTTCTGTTGGTAATGATCAAGTAGAAGGGAAAGACTGGTATATAGAGTTTATATGCCCAGGTACTCATCAAGCAGGCATACGTTTTTACAACTCAAGAGATCTAAAATCCGTAATAACTATATTAGAACGTAATAAAATTTAACAAAAAGTCATTAAACTTTTTTGATTTAAACTATTATTGTATATATTTGCTTTAATGTTTAATTTTAAATTTAATTACAATGGCACAAAACGTAGAACCAACTGAAAACACGTTGAATGAAAAAGATCCTAAACTTAGCAAAGAGGAATTAGCACAACGTAGAGAAGAAATAACAGCATTTTATAAAGATAACATACCTCATCTTGAAGTACAAGCTGAGTATGAATCATTATTAGCTTTAATTGAAAAATCAAGAGCTGAGAGAATGCAAGCACAAATGTTTATGGCACAGCAGTATGCTGCCCAGAAAGAAGGTGTTAAAGCAAACTCACCAGAAGCAAAAGCATTTAAAGAAGCAATGGAAAATGCAGCTGAGAAGGTTGATTAGTCATGAGAATGCTAAAGATAGGCAGTAAAGGGCCTGATGTTAAAACCTTACAAAGAAAATTAGGAATATCTGCTGATGGTGTATTTGGACCTATGACGGAAAAAGCAGTAGAAAGATTCCAACTAGATAAAAATTTACCAGTTTCAGGTATTGTAGACAATGATATGTGGGCTTTGCTCTTTAATCTTGACTATGCAGTACCAGAAGAAATAGATGAAGATACTGATGTTAAAGCTCAGTATTTTACTACTAAATATGACCAGATAATACATAGACATTACTTACCAAAAGGTGAGTATGTAGAAGGACCTGTGAATAATGAGTATATATTTTTACATCATACAGCTGGAGGCTCTAACCCATACAGATGTATAGATCATTGGGGTAGAGATGATAGAGGTAGAATAGCTACAGAGTTTGTATTAGGTGGTATAAATCATAGAAATGAAAATGATGAATACAATGGTGTAATGGTACAAGCATTTCCAGAAGGTGCACAAGGTTTTCATCTTGGTAAAACTGGATCTGGTTATATGAATAGACATTCTGTTGGACTTGAGATTTGCTCTATGGGTTATCTTGATGAGAATATGAAGACATATGTTGGGAGTGTTTGTGTTGAATCACAAATAATCCAGTTAGATGAAGCATTTAAAGGTAAATTATTCTGGCATGCTTATTCTGAAGAACAAATAAAAGCAACTGAAAAATGGTTGAGATATGTAGGAGAAAGAGATGGAGTTGATATTAGACTAGGTTTAAAACAATTTATCCAAAAATATGGACCTACAAAAGGATTTGATTTTATTGAGGATGCTTACTATGGTAAAGTAAAAGGTTTACTTGTACATGGTAATGTAAGACATGGTAAGTCAGATTGTTATCCACATCCAGATTTAGTTGATATGATTTTAAGTTTATAATATGGCAATAGTTAATAAAGTAGATTTAAAAATGCAAGTGGATATTGATATATCATCAAGATATCAAATACTTACGTATTGTTTCTTTAATGATATATTAATTAGCAATTCAGATCTAAAGTTTTTAGCTGAGCTTTCTAAAGTAGATGATATTGAACTTACTAAATTTTGTATAGATTTAGTATCAAAGGGTATATTTAAAAGCCCTCAATCTGCAAGAAATGCTATTACAAAAGCTGAAAAGAAAAACTTATTAACTAAAAAGGGCACTAACAAAAAAACTATTACTCTTAATAAAGATATAAATGTACAGACAAAAGGATTGGTATTACTAGATTATAAAGTTTTAGGAAGTGAAACCCAAGAGTTATAAGAAAATAAAAGAAGGAATTGCAGAAGAAGTAGGAGTACATCAATCAGTGGTTGATGACTTTGTAAGTTTCTACTTTGGCAAAGTTAGAAAGGCATTATCTAATTTAGATTTTCCTAGAGTTCAAGTAGATGGTTTAGGAACCTTTATACTTAGAAAAAGCAAATTAGATAAGTCAATTAAAAAGAATAAAAGTATCTTAGGTAATTTAAAAAAGAGAACTTATTCTGGTTTTGCAAAGAGTGAAGATATTCATAAGAATATTCAACAAATGGAAGCTGCAATGAAACAGATAGAACAAGATATATTAAATAAAAAGGAATTTAAAAATGGCAAAAAGCTGGTCTAAATATCTAGATATATTTAAGAATGCAGATATGATTGCAGAAGGTATTAAAAATACCATGTTCAAAAAAGAACACGTAGAAGCAGTTGCTACTGATAGATTCCAGATATGTATAAAATGTTCTTTATTTGATGCTAAAGGAGATAGTTGCTTAGCACCAGGGACTCAACCTTGTTGTTCTGAATGTGGCTGCAGCCTTGCATTTAAAGTGAGATCTTTGTCTACTGAGTGTCCTAAAGGTTTTTGGGATGCACTAACAACAGAAGATGAAGAAGATATAATTAACCAACAAATAGAAAAAAATGGAGATAACAATTAATTATATTTATGATAATGAAGTAACAAGTATACAATGTAACAAAGAAGGTTACTGGTATACTACAATATCAATATAATATGGCAATAATATTTAAAGAGGATGGGCATTTATATGAGAGCATAGATCAAGATAATATTACTTGGTTAAGTGTTACATCTTTAGTAGGTAAGTTTAAACCTAAGTTTGACAGAGAAGGTCAAGCAAAGAAGTCCTCTAAAAACAAAAGATCTAAATGGTATGGTAAAACACCTAAAGAAATACTTGCTGCATGGGATGGTGAAACAGACAGAGCAATAACATTAGGTAACTGGTATCATAACCAAAGAGAAGCAGATATGCTTGACTTTAATACTATTGAACGTAATGGTGTTGAGGTACCTATAGTTAAACCACTAACTGATGATAATGGTGTTAAAATTGCACCTGTTCAAAAGTTAGATAATGGAGTTTATCCAGAACATTTAGTGTATTTAAAGTCTGTTGGCATATGTGGACAGGCTGATTTAGTTGAGATAGTTGATGGTGTAATAAACATCACTGATTATAAAACTAACAAAGAGATAAAAGAAAAAGGATTTACCAATTGGGAAGGTATTACTAATAAAATGTATAACCCTGTAAGTCATTTAGATGATTGTAATTTGAATCATTATAACTTACAATTGAGTATTTATGCGTATATTATTAAAAAGCACAACCCTAAACTTAAGATTGGTAAGTTAGCTATCCAACATGTAAAATTTAAACAAGTTGGTACAGATGCAAATGGGTATCCTATTAATGAACATATTAATGGTGAGCCCGTGATAGATAATATCAAAATTTATGAACTACCATATCTTAAGGATGAAGTAAATTCCATGATGATGTGGTTAAAAGACAATTATTAACTTAACTTAAATTATTAAAAATGGAAAAAACAGAAAGAAGAGCAAGAGCAGACAGATGGTTTGCTGCTAATGGAATTAATCCTAATACACCTAATGGTGATGGACTAAGAAATATTTTAGATCTAGCACCTGTACCAGTATTTAACAAAGATTCTGAGGGTGTTACAACTTATGCATGTGAAGTAAGTGTTGAATCATATTTATTTTATACTCATGTAGAAGTAAGTTTTTCAGATTCATCTGGAAATGCATATAGATTTGAAGGTGGCTCAGGAGGTATTGGTGTAGGATCATGTACTGCAGTTGGAGCAATATATTTTGGAAGTCAAGAAACATTACTAAAAGCTACAACATTTGGTGTGTTCTTTGGTGCTGATGGTGGAGGTGCAGTACAAGTAACTTGGGGTACAAGTGGTAATGCTACTGCAGCATGTGCTGGAGAAGGCGGTGGTGCATTTGGTGGTAGTGGATCTTGGCAAGAAGTATAAAGATGAAGTACACTGAATTTACTGCAGCTGTTGCAATACAATCATTAAAGTCTAAAGTCCCTACAGATTTTAGATTTGAATATACACAGATCTCTATTGATTTGAGCACTGTAGTATATTTTAAAGAATACTTCCATGTATCAACTAGTGAGTTTAAAAAGACTCATATAGAAGTATTATTACAAAATCAAGCTTCACCAATAATTTTAGTTATTGGATATGAAGATTTTAAACAACTATTAAATAAATAATTATGGCAAAGATACCTTACTTAACCCCAAATAATATACAGTTTCAACAAATAATACCTGTTCAAGAAACAAGAACAACTATAATAAATGGAGAGCCAGTAGATTTACCTTATACTAATTTTAATCAAACTGAAGATTTTTATTGTGATAGAAATCAGATAATTGCTGTTGGAAAACTTTTTGATCAAGATGGTAATTTAGCAGGATGTCAAGTATACATAAGAGGTATAATGGCACCAATATTTGTTTCAAATTCATATTCTTCAATTAAAAATATTATGGATAATATTACTTGTGCAACTTTATGTGATGATTTAACATGATAGTAAGATTATTTGACATACAGAATGATAAAGTAGTTTTAACAGAACACTGCTATACACTGCCTTTTCTAAAAAAGATAAAGGAGGAGTATCCGGATACACATATGAAAGTATATCAATATTTGTTTTATATGACGTGTCCTAACCCAGATATGAATCCTTTTTTTAATTTACCAGAACATCAGAAAGAAGATATTATAATTGATGAAATAAAATTAGAAGAATCTCTTGAAGATCCTGCAATTAGATATGCAAAGGACATGTGTGAGAAACTATATCAAACTCCAACGTATAGAGCTTATGTAGGTATTAAATCTATGTTAGATAGACTTGCTAAGTATATGGAGACTACACAAATTGAGCATGGTAGAGATGGTAATATTAATGCACTAGTAAATGCAGCTGCTAAGTTTGAACAAATTAGACAGTCTTATAAAGGTGCATTTAGTGATATGAAAGATGAACAGCAAAGTTCTGTACGTGGGGGTGCAGGACTTGCATATGACCAGATGTAGTGTGCAAACCTATTATAAAGTGCAGTAGATGTGATCAGGTTTTTTGTTCAGGACTTGATTACAGATGGCACTTTGATAAGCACATTGAAGAATGGTATAATAGTAAAAATAAACAAGAATATATTAAAAAAACCACACAATGAAAAAACAAATAATTATTCCAGTAGGTAAAAGATTACTTATCAAAAGACACACTGCAGAAAGTAAAACAGCAGGTGGTATTATAATTCCAGAAGTTGCACAAAAAAAAGAATACAAGGGCACAGTAGTTGGTATTGGGGCTGAGGTAGAGGAGATAAGTATTGGTGATGTTGTACAATATGCAGAGCATGCTATGCCTACACCTATGAAGCATGAAGGTGAGGAGCATTTACTTCTTCAAGCAGGAGATGTATTTGCAATCATAAGATATGAGTAGAGTAATACCTACATATGAAAATGGAAAATGGACTGAAACTACATTTGAATCAGATCTAGAATTTAGAGAATACTTAGAAAGTATTTTCAAAGAACCTGGTAAATATGATTTTACCACTATGGCATTATTATTTAATAATGAAGCAAAAGTTTTTAATACTCAAGGATTTTATTGTAACAAACCATTTAGATCTAAAGACTTTGTTAATTATTGGGAAGATCAAAAGAATAAATGTAGAACAGGTGTTATCTATAAAGATGGAGATAAAGAGTGGTATCTAACTAGAGACTATTATATGTGGCTTAACTTCCTGCCTATTTTTGATAAGGAAGAAAAGAAGTATGGTTTTGCAAAGGTTAGAGATGCACAATATCACATGGCTTTATATGAGATTATAGCTGAACTTAATAATCAACATTCTGCTATACTAAAGAAAAGACAGATAGCATCTTCTTACTTTCATATGGCTAAAATTATAA